ATGAGCGGTTTAAATCGTTCCGCCGTCCTGTTACGAGCAGGCCGGCGGAAAATCTCTAACGTCATGGGGTATTGTACCACACCGGTGATGGTTGTGGTAGACCCCAGCGGGCAGTTTGAGCCGGAAGAGCGCACGGTGTGCCTGTGCTGCTGTAGCCGTCCGGCGCCGGCAAATGACGTGTTGTGCACGGAGTGTGCGCTGAGCGAGCGACTGGAGGGGCGGGCATGAAACTGGATCATGAGGATGCAGAACGGACGGTGCGCCGGTATGTGTGTTCGGACTGCTTTGGCCACCTGGTGGGGGTGAATGATCGGGCCAGCGGCCAAACGGACGTGCGCTGCACCACCGAGGGCTGCCCGTGCAACGGGTTCGTGCGTAAGAGCACGGTGGAACTGCGCCGGGTGGAGGGGGCGGCGGAAGAGCGGGAAGTGCGCCAGGCGCTGACCGAGGCCGGCCTGCTGCCGGCGCCGGCGCCGAAGAGCGAACAACAGGTATTGAGCGAACTGGGGTTCTAGGAGGGAACCATGCCAATCACAACGGTGCAACAGGAAATGTTGTTCCCGGTCGTCGGGAAGATCTGCAAGGGCGAAGCGAAGCGCCGGGTTAAGCGGGACGGTCGGGATATTGAGGTCGTCGGGCCAGACCTGGGCCAGCGCTTCCGGGTGGCGTTCTCTCCGGGTACGGATGACCTGAGAGACGGGTTCATTCAGGCGTACGGCTCGCTGGAGCCGGAGATTATCAGCGCCATTCTGCCGTTCCGGCGGTCGCAGGACTGCCTGCGGGCGCACAACGAGGCGTACATGAATGGCCGTATGGTTGCCCAGGCGGACGGGGATCATTACCTGACGCTGCGCGATCCGTTGACGGGCGAGTACCTGGTGCGCAACGGGGAGCCATACAAGCCGTGGGCCCCAGGGGACACGATCAGCTACGAGCGCAACGGCAAGCCGTATGTGCTCAAGTTCAAGCCGCATGGCCGGCTGAAACTGGTGCTGCCGTACACGATTCGGCCCGGATCTGTGCGGCTGGTGCATTTTATCTTGAAGACGACGTCCTTCTATGACTGCGTGAACTGGGAGGGCAATCTGGCGGCCATCCAGGCGTTTGCCGACGTGCTGAGCGGCGGGAATTGCGGCGGCATCCCGATCATGATCTATCGCAAGGCGACTGATATTCCCTGGTCGCACGACGACGGGACGGTGACCATGACCTCCAAGTGGCTGGTCTACATCGAGATCGATCCGGCCTGGGTGGCCGACCGGATGGACAGGTTGCGGTCTGGGCTGGACAGCGGTACGACCCTGCCGGCGCTGCCGGCTGCGGGTGGCAGCACGCCGGTGATGACCCCGCCCCTGGGGGTTGGAGCGCCGAACCCGGAAGAGGATGACGATGACGACCCGGAGGAAGGCGACGGGGTGATCGATGCGCCGGCGGCGGCAGGTGTTTCGATCGAAACACCTGCCCAGGTGCCGCCGCCAGTGGAGGGGATGCCGGACGCCAGGCCCTACGGCCCGGGGGTGTTGAGGCGCCGGCTGCAACTGGCTGCGCAGCGGATGGCCGGGCAGCGTGCGACCGGTACGCAGCGCGGCGGGCTGATCGGTCTGTTGAACCGTGCGCTCTGGGCGCCATCGCAGGATGCAGTTGCACTGGACGGGGCGCGGTACACGGTGCTGAAATACCTGACCGGTCACGGCCACATGCGGGATGTCCCGGACGAGATGGTGCTGGCCATGCTCAAGGGTTGGATCCGGCCGTACCAGGATACCGGAGGGGAATGGCATCCGAGTGAAGAGTCGGCGATTGAGGCCCGGGCGGTGTACCGGGCGGCGCAAGTGGAAAATGGACAATTGGAGTTGCCGGTTGAAGGAGGTGCTGCATGAGTGCGAATCGATTTTTGGTTGTGGCGGCAGACCTGGCCGCAGCGTACGAAGAAATGGCGGCGTTGACTGCCGCCATTCTGGACGAAGAGCGGCTGATTGCCGGGCGCAAGCGGATGATTACCCCGCCGGAGGGGTGGCCGGGGAGCAGCGAGGATAAGCGCCGCACGGCGCAGGAGATCACCTTTGCTACGGATGGCCAGATGGCAGAGATGACCCAGCGGCTGGCAGCGCTGACCGAGGATAAGCTGTTTGCGGCGGCGCGTATCCAGGGCCTGGAAGCCGAACGGCGGGCGTTGGAAGCGCTGGTGCAGATGCGTGCGGCGGGCATGGCAGACGGCGATCTGCCGGGGCGGGACACGGTCCAACGGGGACAGGGAGGGGGCGAGAATGTTGCCGGACATTGATGCTCTGATGCAGGTGCTGGAGCCGTTAGACCTGTTGGTTCCAGACTGCCTGGAGGCGTCCTTCGGATACTGGTACCCGCGCCGGTATCTGGCGGCGTGGTGGGAGTGGGCGGGCGACAAACTCGTGCTATGGGATGGCGTGATCTGCCAGGATGGCTGCTGGCGCCCGTACCTGACCTATCTGGGATATGATCCGGTATTTCGCCGGTATGATCTGGGCGGATCGGAAAATCCGGCGCGGCAATGCCTGGTGTTCGATCTGGAGATCCGGCGCGTATACGTCGGCGATATCCGGCCGGTCAGGCCGGCGCTGCAACGTCTGGCGTGGCTGTGGCGTAAGGAGTCCGGGCAGGACGGTGGGGCGAGCGGCCGGCAGACGCTGACGCTGGCCGAGACGCTGGAGCGTGAGCGTGTCGGGCTGGAACAGATGCGGAGGTGGGTAAATGAGCAGGCGGCGCAATCCATTGCGGACGTTCAATTTTTCTCATAAGGCAGCCAGTATTGCAGTTACGGTCATTGTGCTGATGGCGGCTTGTTGTGTGCTCTCTGTGTGCAGCGGTTGCAGCGCCCCGGTTCAGGCCGGGGCGCCGACTACACCAGAGGTCAGTACAATGACGCCGGCAGAATGGGACGATCTGCTGCAACGCCAGCGAACGGCTACCGCAGACCCCCTGCGTTCCTGTACGATAGACAGCCGCGGCCGCGGGGATGTGCTGCTGCTGTCTGGCCCTGCTTCTGGGCTGGTCGTTGGCAGCGCTGCGACGGGAGAGCAGGCGACATTGACCGGTCTGGAGGCCGGCGCAAACGGCGTGCGCTGGGTGCATGTGCACCTGGTGCAGCGCCATGTCGCGATTGAAGGTTGGGTGGTCTGGTCTGTATGCCGCGAGTCTGGATAGACAACCAGGTGCGATATGGAATTCGACGAAATCAAGATCATACCGATTGGGCCCCGGGACTGGGCCGTGAGCATTGACGGGCGGATCGCTATTCAGTTCCAGACCCGACAGGATGCGGAAGAATTTATCCGCTGGATATCGCAATTATCTGGCAGGGTATTGCAGCGTCAGGATTTGCGGACGGCATTTGGTCGCCTGGGAGATGTATGCATCCCCCAGGGGGAAAGTGAGGTGTAATATGTTGGTTGAGGTACCGCTGGAATTCATCATTGCGAATCCGTATCAGCCGCGCACGAGCGAGAACCCGGAGCACATCAAGGCGCTGGCCATGAGCATCGGCGAAAACGGGCTGATGCAGGCGCCGGCCGGGCGGCTGGTATCTGGCGACGCCAACGGCTGGTGGCCGGTCTCGGTGTTGGAGACGTTTTCCCGCGCCGGCATGAAGGCGATCGCCGCAGATTCTAACCGGCTGTGGGACGATATCTTTGCCAGTGGCTGCCGGGTGCAGCTGGCCTTCGGTCACAGCCGGCTGGCGGCGTTTGAGTTTTTGCGTGACACCGGCAACCGTGGTTTCGAGCGTATGACGGTCAATGTGCAGGACATCGAAAAGGAACAGATGTTCCGCTGGGCGGTGGGGGAAAACATCGCCCGCAAGAATCTGACCGTGCTGGAAGAGGCGCGGGCCATGCAGCGTTATCAACAGGAATTCAACCGCACATCGGAAGAGGTTGGTGCGCTGTTTGGGGTATCTGGCAGCACCGTGCGCGGCAAGATTCGTTTGCTGGAACTGCCGGCAGACATCCAGGAGCAGATCGGCGAAGCGCAAGCAAACGAATCCGCTGTGCGGGCATTGGTGACGCTCTTCGATCTGCCCGAGGAACTGCGCCAGCGGGCAGAACAGCACTGGGATACGGACATGAAGCCATCTGCTATTCTCCGGGATGCGCTCAGCCGTGCTGACACCGGGGAAAAGACCGCGCTCCGCGTAGCCCGGATCCCGGTCACCTTTGGTCAGGACATCACCTCCGGGACGTTGTGGAAGCATGACGATAATACGCTGATCGGAGGTGATATCCTGGGTATGTGCAAGGGCTGCCCTCATTTGCTGCGCTCGGACAATAAAATTTTCTGCCTGGCGTCCAAGTGCTATCATGCCAAACGTAGGGCGTATATCCTGCGTTATCTGGAGCAGGCCAGCGAGATCAGCGGCATTCCGGTGGCCAGCGAGGATAAGATTTTCGACAACTACAACACCTCGTATACAGCGTTCTCCACGTGGTATGACGAGAAAGCGCACGCAGCACTGGCGCATGCTCGGGCCGGGAGGTGCCCGAATCTGGTGCTGGTGTGGGTTGGGCAGGTGAGCGCCAGGGCAACCGATACGCTGCGAGATGAGGGGTTTGAGAATGCACGCATTGTCTGCCGGCGTCACAACGTATGCACCTGTCAAAAAGCAGCCGACGCCGGCATGAATATTGTGGCGCCTGCCCCGATCGATCGGGAAATGGATGCTGTCGACGGCGCTACAAACGAGATCGATGGCAGCAATCCTCCGACCGAACAGCCGGCAGCGGCTCCGGTTCAGATCAGCGAAGAGTATCTCAAAGAGCAGAATCGGCAGCTGCGCGAGGCGCGGCGGCAAGAACTGGCCGAAATCCGGGCGATGTATGAGGATGCAACCAACCGCCTGGCGAAGGGCATGCGCGAGTTCAACCCGATGACCTGGTGGAGCGTCGCCTGTCAGATACATTATTCGGCGCGGTCAGCGGTTAAGCCGGGCGATGATTGGCGGAATGGCAGCCGGATCGACCTGGTGGATGATTTGTGGCGCTGGATTGCCGGCGCGTTGGCTCGCAACGTGTATAACCCGGACGATGGCGGCACTATGTTGAGCGCGAGGAACACGTATAACCGGCTGTTGATCGAATCCGGATTAGACCCGTTCGAGGACGATGATGCGGATACGCCGGCGTCGATGGCTGAAGCTCTGGCGGTGTCTGTGCAGCCAGAGCAGCCAGGTGTTTCGATAGAAACAGCGCAAGAGCGGGATCAGGAATCCGACGAAGGGGAGGATGGTATGACACTGTCAGAAATTTGGTCTGAGGAGCCGGCAGACGGTTACACCTGCGATCTGTGCGGCGAGATTATCCCACACGAGATGACCTGCTGCCCGCACTGCGGTTGGGAGGTTACGCCATCTCTGGATGAGAACGACACAGAACTGATGGAGTTATGACATGGATATTCTACTGATGGGAGCAAACCAGGAAGCCCTGGAGCAATCGATCAGCCGCATCTGCGAGGCGGCCAATATCGATATGAGCGCGACCGAGGTTCGTTTGCGCAGGCTGCGCATTGACGATAGTGGGCCGGTGGCCGGGGTGCTGCGCAGTCTGGCGTGCATGTTTCCGGGCGAGATCCAATACCCTGTCGCTGGCGCCGACGCATCGATCTTCTCGCCAACTGCGAGCGTTTCGATCGAAACACAGGCACCTGATAAGACCGGTGTTTCGATCGAAACACCAGTAAAAACGGATGAGCCGGCCAAAGATAAACGGTGTGTGGTATGTGGGACGCAGCTGACGGCGCGGCGCAAGCTTCTCTGTGAGAACCCGGAATGCCAGCGTGAGAAGTGGCGCCGGGATGCAAAGGCCGTGGCGCAACGTAAGAGGGGCGGGCGGCAAGCGGCCGCTCAACCCGTGGTGGAAGATCGTGCAGAATCGTCATCTGACGCAAACGCGGAAACAGGCGATCCGGCAGGAGGTGCGCAACCAGGCAACTTCCCTTTTCTGCCGGGGGACTGGCCGGCAGGGATGGTGTACTGGGTGGCCCTCCCAGGGAGCGAGCGGACGGGGGTGTATCTGAGCAACATGCAGATGCGGATGCTGCTGATGGGGCAGGGCAGGGCAGGCGCCAGCGTGCAGCCTGGACAATTCGTGCGCAGCAAGGTGAACGGTCGTATGCGGGTGATCCAGTCCGGGGAACACTGGACGTTGGAATCGGCTGCGGAGCCAGCAACGGGGGCGCACCTCGACACGCAAGATTGTCAGGCCGGCGATCCACTATGATTGTTGAACATGTCCCGGAAAATCAGCGCCGGTGTGTGCTGTGTGGAAAATTGTACCGTGACTGCACCTGCGTCTGTACCTGGTGCGGCGCTCCGAAGTGGCGCAGGATCGGCGAGCGCTGGGTACATCATGCCCCGTGTGGTAAGCGGCAACCAGTTGGCGCCGGCGCACGTTGATTTTTTTTGCCCGGTTAAATAGGGATTCTGTTCGTGGAACGCACGTGCTATAATGATTCCAGGATGGTTTTATGGCGGATGCGATAGATCTGTTGAGCAGGTTGCTGACGCCGGTAGAGCTACAGGAATTAGCCGAAGCATTACTGGCAGTGCACGAGTATAGCGGCTGGGGATCGGTACAGCTCGAACTGAAGGGGGGGCGTGTTGACAAAGTCTCACAGTCCATGACCAGGGTCGTCCGCGAGAAACCCGCCATTGAAAGGCGCGCAGCATGAGCGTATAATCTAAGAAATCCGCTCAGCGAGGCATAGATCCCGGAGCATAACTCATCTGATGACGATGGGTTTGCTCCGGGTTTTTTGTTTTCCACATCAGGAGGTTTGTTGTGACGAGCTTTTTGCGCAGTACCTGTATCGTGTTGACCGTGTTCTCACTGGTCGTCGTGTTCGCTTCTGCATTTGTCGTTCCGGCGCTGGCGCAGGCTGAAACGCCAGAGCAGCCAGGTGTTTCGATCGAAACATCGAATGATGGCGGTCTGGATGGTCTGATTGCCCAGGCCGGCAGTCTGTTTGGTTTCGGCGCGTTGATCGCGCTCCTGGTCAATATTGGGAAATCGTTTGGCCTGGTGCGGGATGGGCATGCGCAAAATTGGAGCGCCGGGCTGAATCTGTTGTTACTGGCCGGCCTGCTGGCACTGCGAGTGTACAGCCCAGCGTATGATATTCAGGCCCTCGATAGTCAGGTGAGTGGTCTGGTACAAATCGCATCGCTGGCGATGGCCTGGGCGCTGCAAATGTTCGGCAGCAAGGCAACTCATTCGCTGGCGCGTGGTATTCCGCTGGTCGGGAAATCGTATTCACAATGACACTGGCCACGGCTCTATCGCTGTTAAATATAGCGCTGGGCCTGGCCGGGTTTGTGCTCAATCTGCGGTACTTCGTGCGCTGTAGATCACGCTGGCGCTGGATCAAACTGACCAATGGACTGGCGATGTTATATGTCGCCGGCCTGTATCTGCTGGTTGTTTTGGGCATGGTATTGGACAGCGACCCAATCCTGTTCGGTCAGATGTATGTGCGCCCGGCAATCACGACGTTATTGTTCTCTCTGGCAGCCGGGGCGTTCTTCAACGCCCCGGCAAACTGCGCCGGGAAAGATTGCCGGACGTGCCTATGAATGCAGACGTTATCATCCCATATATCGCGCCGACGCTCCTGGCCATCTTGCAGATTGTGCTGGTCTGGCGAGATTGGCGTAAGCGGCCGGCTGAGGTGCGCCAGGTGGAAGCCGTCGCCGATCACGAGCAGGGCGAGGCAGTCGGCGCGATCGTTGGCGCGGCGTCGACGTTGGCCACGGCGCAGACCAATACTGTGCAGAGCCTGATCCAACAAATCGCAGCGCTGACCGATCGGGTAGCACAACAGGAGAAGCGGATTGCGCGCCTGGATCGCCGGCTGCGCAGCTTCGCCAATCGCATCGATTACCTGATGGGGGGCATCAACCAATTGATTGAGCAGCTCGCCGATCTTCAGGAAACTCCGGTGTGGAAGCCGGACAACTGGCATCCGGATGGCGAAGAGGATGCGTCGCATGGCTAAACTGACCAATCGCCAGCGGTTGTTCATCGAGGCATACCTGGAAACCTGGAACGCCACAGAGGCGGCGCGGCGGGTTGGGTATGCTCACCCAGATGTGCAGGGGCCGCGAATGTTGGTTAATGTTGGTGTTCGGGCTGCAATTGAGGCCCGTATGGCCGAGCGGGCTATGCCGGCAAACGAGGTTATCGAGCGGTTGACCGCTCAGGCCCGGCTGGCGCCGGCCGAGTTTTTCACCTACGAGATCGGCGACGATGGTACGGTGACCATGACCGGCGTCAACTGGGCGTATCTCAAGGAGCACAGTCACCTGGTCAAAAAAATCTCGTATACTCGCGACGGCCGGCCGGTGCTCGAATTCCACGATGCGCAGGCGGCGCTGGAACTGCTGGCGAAAAACCACGGTCTGCTGCTGGAGCGGCGGGAGCTCAGCGGGGCGGGCGGAAAGCCGGTTCCGGTGATCGGCATCGAGATTGTTAAACCGGAGAGCGTGGAGGATGGCGGCGATGCATGACCTGGTAGAGATTACGCCGGCCGGCAAGCTGCGGTTCTATTTGCACCCTGGCCAGTGGCGCGCCTGGCAGTCGCAGGCCAGGTTTGTGGCCATTCTGAGCGGCACTCAGGGCGGGAAAACGACGTTCGGGCCGGTCTGGTTATGGCGTGAGGTGCAGCTGCGTGGGCCGGGCGATTACCTGGTGGTGACGCCGACATTTCCGTTGTTGGAACTGAAGGCATTGCCCGAGTTCCGCAGGCTGTTTGAAGAGCGCCTGCAACTGGGGCGCTATGTGTCATCGCCAGTGCGGAAGTTCGTTTTCTCGCGGGATGGAAATAGCCGCATGTTCGGCGACCGGTGGGATGGAGTCACCCCCACCACTGTGTTTTTTCGGCCACGCTCAGGATCCAGACAGCCTGGAGAGTGCGACGGCCAAAGCCGCGTGGCTGGACGAAGCCGGCCAACGCAAGTTCCAGCTTGGATCCTGGGAAGCGATTCAGCGTCGTTTGAGCATTTATCAGGGCCGTACGCTGATCACCACGACGCCGTACGATCTGGGTTGGTTGAAGCAGCGGATATACGACCCCTGGAGGGCCGGCGTCCAGGATATCGAGGTGATCAGCTTCGCATCGACGATGAACCCGAGGTTCCCGCGGGCGGAGTTCGAGCGAGCGCGGCGCGAGTTGCCGCCGTGGAAGTTTCAGCTTTTTTATCTGGCGCAGTTCGCGAGGCCGGCCGGCCTGATCTACGATTCGTTCTCGCCGGAGATGCATACCTGTCCGCGCTTCGATATACCGCCAGAGTGGAACCGGTACCTGGGTCTGGATTTTGGCGGAGTCAATACTGCCGGCGTGTTTTTTGCGGCGGAGCCTGGCACAAACCGGCTGTATCTGTATCGGGAATATCTGGCGGGCAACCGGACGGCAGCAGAGCATGCCGCTGCGCTGCTGAAGGGAGAACCCGGCAGACCGTTTTGCGTTGGTGGCGCCGCCTCCGAGGGTCAATGGCGGCTGGAGTTCGCCCGGGCGGGTTTACCGGTTCGCAAGCCCGACCAACCCGACGTGGAGGTCGGGATCAATCGGGTTTATGGGGCGCACACACGCAACGAGATCATGGTTTTCTCGGATTGCGCCGGCTACCTGGCGCAGAAGGCGTCTTACAGCCGGCCGCTGGACGCCGGCGGCGAGCCCATAGAGGGCATCGAGGATAAGGAGATGTATCATTTCCTGGATGCAGAACGGTATATCATCGGATGGCTGAACCGGGTACGCAGCGGTCGGCGGCTGTACTCCGGCATGGCATAAGGCAGGTAAACATGAGTTGGATTGAGGATGTCGCATTTAAGTTCGGTAAAACGCTGGCGTCGTTTCAGCGCGGCGTCGCCGGGACGCGCAAGCGGCCGGGGTTCCTGAGCGGCTGGGCCGAGAGCTCAAAATGGTCTGGTGGAGACAGTACCAGCCGCGGCGCTCAACGCCGGGCAATGCAGAACAGTTGGGTCTATGCGGCCGTGCAGTTGATTGCACGTGAGGTGAGCGCCGCGGAGTTGGGCGTGATCGAGCAATCGGACGCCGAATCTGACCCGGTCGCTGTGCGCAACCATCCGGTAGAGCGTGTGCTGCGCCGGCCAAACCCGTACATTGGCCGGTCGTTCCTGTGGCAATATACGGCCATGTGGCTCGAATTGTCCGGCGACGCCTATTGGTTTACGCTGGTAGACGCCGGTGGCGAGGTGGTCGAGATCTGGCCGCTGCCGTCGAGAGATGTCGAGGTCATGCCTGGCGATGGAGAGCGGTTTGTAGATTATTTCCGATACACGGTGAACGGCCGCGAATACCATATTCCGGCCGAGAACGTGATTCACTTCATGCTGCCGAATCCGTTTGACATCTTCCGCGGGCTATCCCCGCTGGTCGCGGCCATGCTGCCCAGCGATTCGGATACGGCGATGGCGGTTTGGAACGGTGCGTTCTTCGGGCGTGACAATGTCATGCCCAGCGCGATCATCAACATCAAGTCTGATGAGAGTGGCGATCTGGAGGGCGCCCGGGCAGATATCGAGATGCTGAAGCAAGACCTGCGGGCCGAATATGGCGCCATTGGCCGGCGTACGCTGGTGACTGCCGGCGATGCGATCAGCGCCGTGCTGCTCGGCTGGAACCCGAAGGATATGGATTTCCTCGCCGGCAGGCAGTTCACGAAGGATGAAATCTTTGTGATCTATGGCATCCCAGGTGGGATGATGGACAAGAACGCGACCGAGGCGAACGCCACGGTGGCAGAAAAGAACTTCAAGGACAAAACCATCTGGCCGCTGTTATGCCTGCTGGCGGAGCAACTCACCGCGCAGTGGATTGTGCCGCGATATGGTCGCAGCCAGGAAGCGGCGTTCAAGGACATCCGTGTCACGAACCGGGCCATAGAGTTGCAAGAGGTTGCCCAGGCCGGGCCATATCTCACAGTTGATGAGGTGCGCCAGCGCTACTGGCAACTGCCGGCACTGCCCGACGGCGCGGGGAAATTGCCGGCCGGCCGGCAGCCAGCGGCGGGCATCGGCGGGATTTTTGGCGTTCAGCCGACTACACAGGCCGGACAGGTCACAGGATACCCGGCGTTACAGGCTGCGGCGCTATCGGATATCCGCCTGTGGCGCGAGAAGTCGGTTCGGCGCTGGAGCCGATCGGGAGATGCAGCTGCGCCATTTGTCAGCGACCATATCCCCGCTGCGGTGCGCGCTAAGATCGAGGCTGCTCTGGGCAGCGCGAACTCCCTGGAGGCAGTTAAAGCGATTTTCGACGGCGTCTTGAGCGGCGACGATCCTCATGCAGCAGAGAAGGCCGAAGAACAACTAGAATTACAGGCTGCCCTGGAGGATTATCTGTCTGGTCTACTCGACCGAGTTACGGAGGGTGTCAATGCGGCTGCCGGCTGAGTTCTGGGATGCGGAGCGCCGCAGACTGGAGGCCGTGCTGCTGCCCATTTTGACACGGGCCACAGTGGATGCCATGCGCCAGGCGGCCGATAAGGCCAGGTTTGTGTTCGACCCAGACCTGGCGAATGCCCAGGCGGCGCTCTGGGCCAGGCAGTACACCGACGATCTGCTGCGTACGCTGGGCACGACTAATGAGCGTGTGGTTGGCCAGGCGCTGGACAACTGGATCAGCAAGCCCGGGGGGACAATCGGGGATCTGCAAGCCATCCTGACGCCGTACTTTGGGCCGAAGCGCGCCAGTGTGATTGCCACGACAGAGATTACCAGGGCCTATTCGAGCGGCGAAGAGATGGCGTATCAATCCGAGGGCATCGTAGAATGGCGTTGGCGCACCAATCGAGACGAACTGGTGTGCCCGATTTGCGGGCGATTAAACAACCAGGTGCGCAGGATTGGCCAGCCGTTTGTGGCTGTGCGCGGACGGGATGTCACCAAGCCCCCGGCGCACCCGAATTGCCGCTGCTGGGTTACGCCGGTTGTTGACCGATCCGGGATCATGCCTGCCGTTACGCCCAAGCACAGCGCCAATCTAGTAGACCAGCGCATCCGGCAGATCGTCGCCGGGAGCAGATCGCCGTCGATCGAGGATGTCGTCATGATCCAGCAACGCGCCGCCAGTGCGACATTCTATCGCTCGGAGGCCAACACGCCAAATGACCTGGTAGGCATGCAACTGCCTGACGGTCATGTGATCGGCGAGCGTGAACGGTCGATCTATATCCATCTGGCGAAGCGCATCCAGCAAGGGCAGTGGGATCGCAGCACCAGCCCGGAGGGATATCTGAACGATTTACAGGCGTTCACTAAACGAGATGACGTACAGGTGTTGTTGTACGAGCGTAGGGGTGGAAATATGGCGGCGTTCATTGGGCCTGCTCCACAGGGGGGAGATGAAAGCAATATGATCGTTATATATTCAGCCGATCGTGGTATGATCGTTTCAGGGTATCGATTCGGGAATTTCTCGGATCTTAATTTAGGCACAAACCAGAGGTGGTTACGCCAATGAACGTATCAGTGGACGGAGAATCGAGGGTCAACGTTTTCCTTAACAGCGTACGGGTGTTTTTCGATGTTTTGTTGCCCGACGCGGTCCAAAACATTGACCGATGGGATTTCATGGAGCAGATCGATTTTGTGTCGGATACTGTCCCAACTACGTTGGCGCTGTTGGATAAAATCCGGGATGATCCAATGACGCCGGAACAACGGGAAGAGTACAACCGGCTAAGCGATCTAAGGGAGAAAAATCGGCAGGTGATTGCAAACCTGGGATAATGTGCTAAAATCTTTTTATTAGCTGGAATCTAATCTGGTCAGGATAGCGGCGTTCGGATAGCCGGCGCAGCGAAAAGGGCCAGAGCGGGAGCGGGCGCAACAGGCTGTGTACAGCGGCGCTCGGAAAGCGCAAGACACGTGTAATGACGTGCTGCGTTTTCCGGGCGCCGTTTTTTGTTTGTGCGAGGTATTGTGAGCGACGATGTTTTGATCCTGGATGGCTTTGACGAACTACTGGCTGCATTGGATGCTGCGCCGGAAGTGGCCATGCCGATCTTTGACCGGTATATGCTGGCTGCGCTGCGGATGATCCAGAGCGAGGTTGCATCGTATCCACCGGCCAGCGAGGCGAACCAGCCAGGCAGGTTCTCGCTGCGGACACGTCGACCGATGGGGTATTACGAGCGCGGCCGCGGGTGGTGGTATCCATTGATGCAAAGCGAAACGCTGCGCAAGTGGGGGACGCTGGCCGGGTACGAAGAGGGCATCCGGGACAAGCCCGTGTTTGGATCCACGCGTCGGGTTATCCGCGCCAGCCGTGCGCAGCGCGGCTATTCAAAAGTGGTCGGCTATAAACTGCGGCCATCGTCCGAGGTTCTCGGGAAGTCCTGGACGGTTGAGACGCAGAAAAGCGATTCGGGCGTCGAAGGCATCGTCGGCACAAAGGTATCGTATGCGGATGTTGTGCAGGGCCGGAAACAATGGCGTACACACGGCCGGCGTGGCTGGAAATCGCTCCAGCAAATCATGGATGAACTCGAAGAGCAGATCAACGAGCTATTCCATGACGCCATGATTGATATTACCAACGCGATCAAGGAGTAAGTATGGTCGATGATCTGTTTATATCGTTTGGCGGGGCGCTGAAGGCTACTGGAACGGGCCGGATTGGCGGTCACCTGGTAGTGTTTGGCGGCTCCGATCTGGCGAAAACCTTTTTTACCCCCAATACAAAGTTCTTCTGGGACGGCGTAGAACGGCGACCCGTGCTCTATCATCATGGTTTGGATCCAGAGATCGGGCGACGGGTGCTAGGCGCGGGATGGGAGCGCAAGGGCATTGACAGCGTTGGAATGTGGGTCGAAACCCAGCTGGGTATGCGGGATGCATACGAGCGCGCCATCTTTCTCATGGCGCAAGCCGGAAAGCTGGGGCTGTCGTCTGGATCTGCGCCGCACATGGTGGAGCAAAAAGCCAGCGGTGAAATCACTGCATGGCCAATCGTTGAGGGGTCGCTGACCCCAACACCAATGGAGCCGCGTATCGTGGTACAGCCGCTGCGGTCGCTGCCCGTTGTATCGTTACGGTCGTTAATCGGTCTTGATCGTGCGTTTTGGGCGCCGGGGCGTAGCGGGCCGGCATGGCTCAGGGCCGCAATTTTGCAAGGAGATGGACACATGAATTTGCTGGAGAAGATCAAACAGCTTGTACCCGGTCTGACCGACGAACAATACGCTCAGATCGGCGCCATCCTGGAACTGGTGGGCCTGACCGGCGCAGCGCCGCAGGCAAACAACCAGGCGGGTGGCGAAACGGAGCCGGCCGAAGGTGAACCCATGCGGGCGGCGAACAATCAGCAGCTGGCCGCTGCAATCGCTTCTGCCATGCAGCAGCTGGGCATTCCGCAGACAGAGAGCATCCCGGCAGCCCGGGCTGCCCGGCCGCCGTACCAGTTCGCCCCGGTTCCTAACCAGGGCGGCAATCAGGGCGGCAATCAGCCAGTCACCGAGCCGGTGCGCGCCGCTGCGCTGTTGCGCTTTGGCGAGTTGGAGCCCGCGATTCGCGCGGTGTCCAATGATCTGTATGGCGTCGATCGCTACCAGATTGTGCGCCACGAACAGCACCAGGCGTTTGGGCGCTTCCTGCGTTCCGGGCCCGAGCGGCTGGACGCATCTGGGCAGCGCGCTTTGCGCATGGTAGTGCTCACGCCGTCGCAGCTGAGAAGCGCGGTGATGGACGGCGTGGATGTGTCTGCGTTGCGCGCTGATCTCAACGAGGCAGTCGAATCGTTGGGCGGCTATATGGTGCCCGAGGACATCCGCCTGGATATGCTGGAGCGTCTGCCTGGCGTGACTGCGATTCGTCCGGGCGCGGATGCTGCGCCAACATCACGCGATGTGATGACGCGGCTCAAGGTGACTGGCGGCGATAAGCGCCATGTGTCTGCCATGCGTGTCACCTGGGTTGGCGACAACCCGACTGACGGGCAGGCCAAAACGGCCCCGACGTTCGGCATCGAGAAGACGCCGGTGCATATCGTGCTGTGTACCGTGTATATCCCCAAGGCACTCATGGAAGATTCGGCCTATCCGCTGACCAACAAAATCAGCGAGTGGGCCAGTCAGGAATTCGGCGTGGATGAGGATACTCAGTTCACGATCGGCGATGGGATCAAAAAACCGGAGGGGATTCTGCCCGGCTCCGCGAACAAGCACAGCCTGACCCGGGTTGCATCCGGGTCCGCGTCCGCCATCACCGTCGACGGCCTGATCCGCACGCGCCATGCAGTGGCGGCGCAATATCGTTCACGCTCTGTGTGGTTGATGAACGACTCTACCGCTGCTGCAATCGCCATGCTGGAGGATGCAGAGCATCGCAAATTCTGGCAGCCCTCGCTCCAGGAAGGCCAGCCAGACCGGCTGCTGGGCTATCCGGTGGCATACGATGAGGCGATGCCGGACGTCGGTTCTGGCGCGTTCCCGGTGGTGTTTGGCGACCGGACTGGCTATAAGATTGCCGATCGTATTGGCATGTCGTTGGTGCGCGACGAAACCACGCTCGCAGAACAGGATCTGGTGCGGATGATCTTCCGTCGCCGGCTGGGCGGGCAGGTCGGGGATGACGACGGCTACGCCGACGATCACCTACAATGCTGCCGGCGTGTACCGGGTGTCGTGCACGGTTACGGCGGCGAACGCCAGATCTGCAACCGGCCATCGCATGGTGTACGTGTGGGATATCACTCATCCGCTGATATCAGATTTCGAGATCGAGCGGCTCGGGTACCAATCTGGCGGATATGCATTCAACGTGCGCCTGCATGGCGACGCCAGCAGCGTTACAGACGGCGCCAGGGCCATCCTGGTGGCAGAGGATTTTTTCGGGTCGACGCCAATCAGCCTGGGGCCTATCGTTGGCCGCGAAAATATTGTCGCCTGGGGACGCATTGCCGGCGAGACGATACAGATCGACGTGGATCGATCAATGGCGTCGTTCGAGGTGCGGGGCCCGGCGCAGTGGATGGGGCTGCTCGATTCGCCTGTGGTCGGGGTGCGCAATTCGGTTGCGGATGCGGCCAGCTGGGGAGATTTCGAGGATCTGACCGCAGATGCATATTTGTGGCATCTGATCACCTGGCGATCGACGGCTGCCGTCGTGATGGATGTGATTCCGTCTGGGGACACACGTGTGACCGCGGCCCTGGAGGCGCAAACCGGTTCCCTATGGCAGCAGATCAGCGCCCCACTGTATAGCAGGTTCGTTTTCACGGCATTGTGTGACCGGTATGGCCGTCTGCGGCTGCGGACAGAGAATCAGGTGACGCCGGTAGCAGACCGTCAGGACGCAGTCATGTCACTGGTAGCGACAGATTGCCGGGAGCGCATTGATATACGGGAGCAGTTGCCGGCTGTCAGCCTGATCGAGCAGGGGGCGTTCGCGTACGCAAACGATGAGTTTGTGCCACTGTTGAGCCGAGCTCCGGGCAATGTTGGCCGGCGCATGGGGCGCAGGGACGCAGTGGAGTCTCTGGTTGTCACAGGCCAGGCGCAGTTGAACACCATCTGTGGATTGCGCTATGCCTGGCTGAATATGCGGTATCCATCGATTTCCATACAGTTAAACGCCAATAATCGCCTACTGGAAATCGGCGATGTGATCGAATTGACGCTGAGCGCGGCAGATACTGCCCAGCGTCTGGTATGGACTGCTCAACGTCTGGTTGTGCGCGAGATATCGTATGAGCGCCGGCAATCTGGCGCCCTGCTCACCAATCTGGCATGCGAGATCGAGACCAGCGGGCCAGATGGTATTACCGTGCCCAGTTCGACGACATTGCAGCGCAACACTACAGCCATCGAGCGGTTCGACCCTATACCGAACAAATACATCATGCCGAATTTCCCGAATGATCCACCGGACTGGTTCGGGGACAGTGGTTGGGGCAGCGGCGGCAGCTGGCCTGGAGGGTGGGGGGGATCCGGGAACGGCGGCGGCCTGCTCGATGGCGACGGCGGACAATGCGCCGGGAGCGCAGACGCACCGGCAAACGGGCCGTTCCGAATCTGGTTGGGGCGGGCGTTATACTCAAATCAGCGCCAACCGTTGTTGGGGCAGGGGATTGCAACCGTACGGGCCAGTACGGCAACCAATCGCACGTCGTTTACGTTGACGATGGCGGTCTACGAGAACGTCGGTACAGGTTCTGAAAACGTCTGGCAGGCGACAGATGACGTATGTTACACAGTTTACCTGAGAGATTGGTACGGGGATCGCATTGCGACCGGCGTAATCGATTCTGTCAGCGGCGGCGAAGTAAATGGCCATTTCTCCCCGCCAGCAGCGGCAAAGTTTTATTACGTCGAGATCGCATTCAATGATCCAGACGTTTTCGAGGTTGACCAGGTACAGTATTGGGAACCGATTCCGGGCGGCAGTATCTGGTCGCCGGCAGACCCACCAGTAGACCTGGACTTCTACGCCACGCCGACCGGTGTGTCCGTATACGTCAACCAGACATCGCCAAACGTAAAAAGCACGACGTATCCGGGCTATGGCGGCCCCGGGGGGCTATTATACATTACCCCGCCATCCGGGGTATCGTACGTGGATAAATATTTCGCGGTACAGGCGGCGGCCAGGTCAGTCATGACGCCGCAAAACGCCGGCTGGGAGGCGATCGTGCGCATGGATATCGTGCACGGCGTGAACGAGCTGTCCAATCGTGTGCTGCTGAAGAAATATTACGCATACGACGATCACGAGTTCGACGTATCAGAGAGCATAGACCTGATTTCCAAGAACGATTTCGGCAGCAACTTTATAAAGATCGTTACGTTCCCAACGTTTTGGAGCGTGGATGGAACGCAAGTCAGCCATACGGCGAATGTTAACATCAGCATGCGACCATCGTATAAGTTGGTCGCCCAGGCATTGCATCTCTGGAATATCTGCCCATGAACTCACAGCACCTGTATAAGCAAGCCCAGCGTCGTAAACAGGACAGGCTCACGGCTCAAACGGGTCTGGTCGGCGACGGCATCGGCAATGTACAAACTGGCCGGCGAGGCTATATCTGGGTACGACTGGATAGCGATGGGTCTGCTATCATGGCCTATAACGACCAGGTGGCGGAAATACCAGACCTGCCGGTAGTGGTCGGTGAAGATCCGCGCCAACCAGGTACGCTGCGAGTGATCAGCGTGCGCAGCGATGTACTGGAATCGGCCGGTGGCGCGTATAGCGCCCCGCATGGCGTACGACATGGTTGGCTGGAGGATGACACTACGCCAGTTGATGTTCGCCAGATTCTGCAACTGCGACCAACGCCGGTAGACCTGACGCTGTATGTGCATCCCGGATTCCTGTATTGCGGTGGGCAGATGCGGCTGATCGGATCGGCTGGGGCAAACGGCAGCATTACACCGCTGTCGGTAGATATGCGGGCATATTTGCCAACCGTGGACGGGAAAGAGCGCTGGGTGCTGGTGACCATCACAACCAGCGGTACGCTGGCAGCAACTGCTGGCAGTCTGGTAGATATCGGTGATCTGGATCTGGACGATAGGCCCGCTGCGCCGGCGGCAACGCAGGTTGAGTTGTGTCTGGTGCGGCTGTATTACGGTCAGACGGCCGTGCACGAAGCGAAGAGCGGTACAGACCTGATCGATCTGCGCTGGATGGCCAGATCGGTAGCAATCAATGCGACGCAGTTGCAAGGGCGCGATATCAGCACGAGCGCGCCGTCAGACGGCGACGCACTGACCTGGGACGCCGATCTGGCGGCCTGGGTGCCGGCAGCCGGCGGCGGGGGCGATCTGAGCCAGAGCCTGCTGGCCTGGACGGAGGCGTACGAGCTCCTGACGGCCACTTACGATGCGGACGGCGTGCTGGAGAGCGGGACGGTGCGCTGGCCAGACGGCAGCACCGGGGCCTGGACGCGCACGACCAAAAACGCCACCTGGTTGGCGGTGGATGCCTACACGGTGACGCACGTCACCGGCGGCAAAACCGTGACCCAGGCGGCGGTGACGCGGGATGCAAACGGCAACATCACCGCCAAACCGGCGTTGACGATCACGTGAGGTGGATATGGGCGTATTTGACACGGTAAAAAAACAGATCAGCAACCTGGTAGGCATCACGGCCACCGGGCAGGCGACGAAGGCCAACAGTTTGCCGGTTGTCCTGGCGAGCGATCAGGGAGACCTGCCGGTCACGCTCGATGGCGAGAGCGTAGCGGTGTCGTCCCTGCCGGCCCTGGCTGCTGGCACAAACAACATCGGGGATGTGGACGTGGCCTCGCTTCCGGCCCTGGCCGCCGGCACCAACAATATCGGCGACGTGGATGTCGCCAGCATCGCAGCCGGCGAAACGCACGTCGGCAGCGTCGCCGGCGAGACGGTGCACAAAACGGCGACGTTTACGCGGCCTGCCAACACCACCGCGTATGCAGCCGGCGACGTGATATGTGACAGCACCAGCGCGCCGTCTGACCTGACCGTGGAGGCGGCGAGGGTCAACGGCGGCGGGGGGATCATCACCGACGTACTCCTGGTCGATTCGGCCAACCAGAGCACAGACCCGCAACTGGAGCTATGGCTGTTCACGGCCTCTCCGACACGCTCCAATGACAACGCCGCCCTGGCGCTGGCCGACGCCGATCTGGGCAACCTGGTGGGGGTGGTGACGGTGGCCGAGTTCGGGACGGCGTTCGTCGGCAATACGGCGAGTGGGGCGTCGGGCAACCTGGCGTTTCACGCGAAGGGGCTCAACATCGGCTTCCGCTGTGCAGCGGGCGAGAAAACGCTGCACTGGCTGCTAGTGGCGCGCAATGCCTACACTCCGGTGAGCGGTGAGAAGTTCACGGTTGTTTTAAAGACGGTGGAGTAGGCCATGCCAACGCCGCTGGTGAGGGATGCGCTGCTGCGCCGCCGGTTGAGCCGGGCGCTCGGTTTCGGGTCGCCGTCCTACGGCTATTCTGGCACGGCGTTTAAACATTTCTGCGCCCAGCGTGCCAACCGTGTGCTGTACATGGCCTGTATCACTACGGTGGCGTCCACGTCGTCCGCGCCGGTGTCCGCCGTCTCGGTTGACGGGGCGGCGGCCACGAAGGTCACCGGTACGGCGTACTCGTTTATGTCTGGCTACTATTCGCCCTGCCTGTCGCTGTGGCGATACATTGCCCCGGCGTTGGAGTGCGAGGTATCGGTTACGGCGTCGTTCGACACCTACGTGGTGGCGCTCGATTTTTTCAACGTGCACCAGACGACGCCGAACGGGACGGCGGCCGTGCAAAACTCGCTTGGCCCGTCCCGGTCAGTCAACGTCACCGGTGCGCTCAATGACCTGGTGATCGACCTTGTGCAGGCGTACAACCCGGCGCCGGCTGCTGACCAGATCGTCATCACTGACCGGGCCCTGCTGCCGGTATACGGCTACGCCATGTCGTACAGGCCGGCTGTGGCCGGCACAAACACTATGAGTTGGACCGATGAGGTTGCCAACGGCGGCGCGATGATCGGCGTCGCCATCAAACCCGCGTAAGGAGTTTTCGCTATGTCTACTTTGCTTGAATATTACGAACTGGTATACAACACGGGTGAAGTGTTCGAGAACAGGATCGCGGCGGCCTGCATGGTTACCGCGGTCAACGTGCTCAACGAGTCGTCCGATACAGAGCGCCATGCCGAGCGCGTGGCGTGGGCCCTGAGTGCTCTCCTGGATGCCCGGACGATGGCGCGCCGGATCAAGCCGGTGGTTCTGCTCAACCCGTCCATTGCAGCGGCCGGTAACGCTGCGCCAGATGGAGATATCCAGTATGTGGTTAACGGCGCCATCAATTATTTCTTGTAGATGGTTTTGGTAATTATACTTATCGAAACCATAAGGGAGAAAACAAAAAAAAGGGCGGCTCAGGGCCGCCCTGCTGGCTATTCACCGCCAATGGTTCCCGCACAACTCGCAAAACCAAATGGTGCGGTCGAGACTGATTTTTTCCATGCGGTACCGTTTAAACGGATTTCGCAGGCAATGCTTCCATATCCGTTATTCGTGGCAATCAGGCTAACGTAGCTACCTGCTTTCATCTCCACCTGGTGCCGCCAGGGTACGTTTACGGTTCTTTGCTCCATGCCGCCCTGACTGTTGATATAGGTGATGGATGCATTGTCGGCGCTCCCACTGACGACATACTCGATATCTTGCGTGCCTATAAACGCGCCCAGAGGAAAGAGCAATGCGCACAGGCACAGGGACGCGAGTATTAACAGCGCCCAGGTGATCACTTTTCTTTTTGTGCTCTTACGTTTTACGACCGGAGCCTGAACAGTATAGCTCTTCTTCTCGGGTGCAGCAGGTGCAGCAGATGCTTTCGCTGCTAATCGCCCGAGCCCCTGCAATGCCGCCTGGTTATTTGGATTGATCGCCAGGACTTTGCGCAGGCAATGCTCGCGGTCTTTATCTGCGGCGACACAGGCGGACATCCACAGCCAGGCAGTTTCGTTCTGCGGATCTGCCTGGATAACCCCGACCAGCAACGTTTTCCATTTTTGCCGATCTCCTGATTTGATAGCCTGTATGGCTTCACTGAGCGCTACACGTGTATCCATCTGGTTTATCCCTCCGGGGATAAGTATAGCTTATTTCGACTGATATCTGTCTTGCCAGCGGTATGCTGTACGCAATGACACCCTGTAAGCAGAGATGATCTCCGCGGCTGTCATCGGGCCGCTGCCATTCCGATTGCGATTGTCAATCGCAAATTGCTCGTATGTGCCACGTTTGCCATTGTCATTGTCACTGCCATTTTCGTTCCCGATTTCGCTGCCGGTGACAATACTGCCATTGCCATTTTCTGCCAATGGCAAATTCTTTTTGCCACTGGCAGAGGTTGCACTGTCATTTTTTGCCACTGGCAAAAGTATTTTGCCAGTGGCATTTTCTGGCACGTCATTTTGCCAATCCCGGTTTGTCACCGGGAAGGTGGCAGCGAATCTGTCAATGGCGCCGACAATGGCACGCCGGGCAGATGCAATGACATTGACACGGTTGCTGACTGGCGGAGATGGCAACCGGTCGACATTGCCCTGTAACCAGCCCAGCAGGCCGGCCGCCAGCGTCGGGAATAAACCATATATGACGGCGGATACCCGCAGAGCGGGATCCACCACCTGGCGCAGGACTTCGGCCAGGTTGAACCAACCATCCACGCACACGAAAAATCCCAGGCAGATATAGGCGGCGCGGCGCACCGCCTGACTGCGCCGGTCTTCTACATCTCCGCGGGTGGCGCTCAGCCGAGTCCAGTATGACGATGCAAACACAGCCAACGCCAGGGCGACAGAGAACAGCCAGCCCAGAATCCCGGCCCGCATCGCATCGGCTGAGAACTGCCCGACGCGTGCAATCTGGATGGCCAGGAACACAGCAGCCAGGAGTGTCGGCGCTTTACGCATGACCGTTCTCCCGTGTGCATGTGCAGACCGGGCAGAGCACCAGGTCGATATGCCGCGTTGTGTCATCCAGACGGAACGTCCAGCCGACACAACGCAGCCGGGCAATGTAATCGTCCGGATCACTGCACGCCCGGTTGTGGATCAATACCTGTTGTTCTACGTGCTTATAGCAGCGATCACAACGTACACGAATCACGTCAATGACTGGCATAAGAACCCCTTGTGTAGTTTTTCAACATTGCGCCGGCGCAGGTGTTTCGATCGAAACACTAAAACCGGTTTGCAGCGGTTTGTCGCCGGCTTGCAGTGGTTTGCTATCGGTTTGTACCCGGTTTGCTCCCGGTTTGTCGCCGGTTTGCACGGTTTGCACGGTTTGCGAGGGTTGCGGTTTGCTTCCGTATCTGGCCACCTGGTCATTCACGCGCAGCGAATTATTCTCCGCCGGGCGCAGAATCCCACGACGCAGCCAGTCGGCGCGCAGGCTTTCGGCTGCCGCTCGCTCGATGCCGCAGCGTTTGAGCGCCTCGTAGCTGGCCACTCCCCCACTGATCGTGATCAACTGATCGATGATCAGGCGGTCGCGGACAGTCAGGCGCGGGCCAGAGTCCTGGCGGATGGTGACCGGGATGGACTCCAGGTCGATGTAGTACGTTTGGATAATTCCCCATTTGTTAGTCAGCGCCCTGCCCTTGACGCGCAGCATCTCGGCCCCGTTGCGCTGGAGCACCACGCGGCTGACCACTGCACTGGCCACCTGGAACACGATCCGCGTATCTATCTGGTCGATAAATCTGCCAACAACAGCTTTTTCAAACGCCTGACCAGACACGACCAGGTGCAGGCCGAACTTCAATCCCTCCCATGCCAGGCGTGATAACGTGTTCGCCATTGCTCCGTTTGGGCCACCATTGTCCGTAACCATGCCGTTCGCTTCGTCGACCACTACCAACAGCCTGGGGAGCGTTTCGGCTCCGGCCCGTACTGCGGCCTGATTGTACGTTTCGAGCTTATCGTGAGCGCCGGTCAGCTGCCTATACATTGCCTGCCGGCGATCCAGTTCGGCGGAAGCGGCGTAAACTGCGGCCGGGGCGCCGTCCCGACCGGCGCTATAGTGCTGCACGCCGGCAGCGTTTTCCAGCCCGACGAAGGAACGCCCGTCAGGGTCGGCCAGGATCACGTTCAGGCCTTCCTCCAGCGCCTGAGCCAACATCAGCCGCAGGAATGTGCTTTTTCCAGAGCGAGTCATGCCGGCGACCAGGGCGTGGCCAATTTCAGGCCAACGCATAGATATCTGGCGGCGACGTACATCTTCGCCGATCACGACTAAGCCGGGTGTATATCCAGGGTACGGAATATTCGCCGGCAGGCGCGCCGGGCTGGACAGCAGAATGCAATAGCGCAGGCCGGTATGATTCGACGGAATGACCGGCTTCTTCAATGCAGTGGATAAATGGTGCAGCGCCTGGGCAGACAGATAGCGCTCCGGCGCGGCGCGTTTGTCATCCAGTACCAGGGCCAGCCAGACCTGGCCGGAACTCTCGACCAATAGCGCCCGATCCACCAGGGCGGGATCCAAACCGCGCTGGGCGAGCACCTGCAATGCCGTGCGCTCAACGGATTGAGCGGCCGGGATCATGCGTTCGAGTGTCATGATTCACCTCCATCTTGATCTTGCGCCTCAACATCCATCGCCAGGCGCTCCTGTACTTCTGGCAACCACGGCAGCGCTTTGGCATCTACGATCTGGATCTGGGGCAGAGCCGCGCCATGCTGCCCAGCGCCTGGCGCCGTGGTCGCTGCCGGCGGCTGCATGCGCGGCGCCTGCGGCCGAGGCTGGCCTGGCAGGCCTGCGGACAGCACTTCAACGGTTTGTGCACGGGCTGTGGTGCGTTCCTGTTCTGGGCTGACCGTCTCGGGTATAGCCGGAACACCATCAGTAATGCTCACGGCGGCTGACGGATTGCGCTCAGGGTCATAATAGCCGGTGATGCGCCCACTATCGGTAACCTCGACCACGGGCAACAGACCGCGCTCATCTCGCGTCAGTTTGTTAGGGTCGCGATATGCACGTACGACCAGCACGATCAGAGCGGACAGGAGTACGATGGCGGATGCGGCGATCAGCGCCACAGGCAGGATCGCCTGCGCCACGCCGGTGGCCCGGTCGATGTCCGATTTTACGGATTGCTGGACGATGTATGCATTCACCCGCGCCTGATCGGCTGTTTTCTGAATGTTGATTTTGTCCTGTGTGTTGGCGTCATCTGTGGCCCGGGCTATCGCGGTAGATGTGCTGGCGGCAGCAGCCGCAGCGACGGTCACTGTCCAGGCGGCCTGTGTTGCCGTGAGGAATCCGGCCTGCCTGGTTTGCTCGATGCGCTGCTGCGCTTCCTGTGTGGCCAGATCACTGCGTTTGATGGCCGTGACGGTCAGGCCATACGCGCTGGCCGTCTGTACTGCGGCGGTGGCCTGGCTGTTGGTTGCATAGGTGTTGATAGTCGCCTGAGCCTGAAGCACGACGGCGTATTGTTCTGTGGGGCCCGGTGTGACGGTGCGCGTACGGGTACGCGTTGGATCGACCGCAACGGCGTTTGCAGTGGATTCGCCGGCGTATTCGCAGGCGCTCAGGCATAGGCCCAGGAGAACGAGCAATGCGATTGCGATTCTGTTCATGCTCAGTACCAAATCGTATATTCGTCAGGTTGCTGCTGCGGTTCTTGCGGCTGGAACTGCGGCGGATAATAGACCACAAAGGGCGGCCGTTGCTGCTGTTGAGAATAGCCTGGATGATATCCTGGCGGGAAGCCATACGGCAGATACTCACCTACCCCATTCGGGAACTGGTTGTATTGGGGTACACGTGGGGTGATCTGCGCCGAGGGCTGCACCTGGGATGGCCTGGAACGTGGGCGCGTGCGTAGATATGCAGCTACAGCAATCCCGACCACAACGAGCAGGAGCAGCGTCATGATGCCGCCTGCTACCAGCACTTTGACAACGGCGCTGTTGATCAACGATTCTAACGCCTGAACTTCTGCAATGCGGGCGGTTTCCTGCTGCGCGGCAGCGGTAGCCGATTCTGCCCAGCTGCGTGCGATACTCTCAGCGGCCAGGATCACGGCTAACAGACCGGCAAAGATCCATGGAAAAATTGATTTCAAGTTTTGCATAGGGCCTCCAGGTGTTTCGATCGAAACACCTCAAAATTGATCGGCATATTTGCGGCGGCAGCCATCAGCATGACCGCGGTGTTGTCCGCAAATATCACAGGGCGGATGGTAGTATTCGGTTGGCGCAGATGTTCCCCGGCGCGCCCGGTACACAAACAGGCGTACAATCTCGCTGGGGGATTTTTCCCGGTTTTCGTCCTGTACCCAGGACAGGATCGCCAATAAATCATCCAGGTTACGGGATTTCAATAACTCGCCGGCAATTTCGGGGAACACGCCGGCATCCACCAGTGTTTTTTGCGATGCGGGGTCGCAAGAAGAAGAAGTTTCACTGGTGTGGGTATTACTTCTTCTTCTTCTTCTTAATTTAATCATCCCCAATTTTTGGTGACCAAATTTTGATGACCGGCCATTTTTTGGCGTTTTGGTCCCCAAATTTTGATGACCGGCGTCATTTTCTGACGATCCGGTCACCAATTTTTGGTGACCAAAATTTGATGACCGGGGCGTTCTGGTCACCAATTTTTGATGACCACTCTCCTGCCCTGCCGGCGTTTCGGCTGTTTTTTTGCGATTTTCCTGGCTGTCGCGGGCTGCAATCGTGGCGGTCAGGCCGGCTTTTCCGGTATCGGCATAGGTATGGGATCCGTTGCGCCGGTCGGGCGTGAGGTCTACCAGATACCCGGCCTCGACCAGCGCCTTCAAGTACGACTGGACTGTGTTGTAGCTCATGCAGAGGTCGTCTGCAATTGTTTGCACGCTGGCGGTGCAGACTCCATCCTCCATCTGGGTATAGTTCCAGACGCGGCCATAGACCAGGGCGCAGACTGCACCCAGTTCTGGGATCAATGACATGATGACGGGGATAAACCCGTCGACCGAGGTCAGGATTTTTGACATAACGCTTCCCCTTTACGAAAATAAAAACCCGCTTTGCAACGGGCATCGAATTTGATATAATCATATCGACCTCGTTGCTGATACGGCGGGGTTGATTCCCGGGTGAGTGTTTGCGCACTCACCCGGCGCTTTTTAGGATAGACTGCCGGGGTTGCCCCTTGCGCGTCCTTTCCTCCTGTTTGTATGATTCAGCCCTGCCCCGGCAGTCTGGGCTGTGCGTGTAATGCTCTCGACTCTTGAGCGTGGTTGGTGTAGAATCGGGTCGCCCCGTACGCGTTCGACACGTACCATGTTTTGGAGGAAACCCAGTAATTCTAAAGCCCATTTGACGTTGTCAGAAGGGCTCACGCTCTTTTACGAGAGCATGACCGGCGTGCTGTCGCCGGCCACCGTACGTTTCTACCAGGTGCATCTGGCGTCCCTGGCCGATTATCTGGGCGCCGATTGCCGGCTGGACAGCGTTACGATCGATCAACTCAGAGCCTGGCGCGCCGGCCTGTGCAATAAGACGAAACGCCACGACACGCCAAATTCTCGCCGGCCAGCTGCGGACGGCGGGTATTCGCCGTTCACACTGCACCAGTACGTCCGTTCTTGCAAACGGTTCTTTAAGTGGCTGGCCGAAGAAGAGAAGCTGCGCTCTAATCCGGCCCGCCGGCTGGAACTGCCATTGCTGCCCGAGCAGCATCCCAGAGGAATTCCTGTGGATAGCCGGGATGCCATGATCGGCTGCGCCGCGAACCTGCGCGACCTGGCGATCATGATGTTCCTGGCAGATACTGCCTGCCGTGTTGCCGGTGTGGTCAACCTGAGGTTGTGCGACCTGGAACTGGACGATTGCCAGGCGCAGGTGCATGAGAAGGGCCGTGGCAACCGCCGCGACAGGACGGTCTACTTCAGCGATGAAACCGCTCAGGCGATCCGCGATTACCTGGCTGTGCGGCCAGATATTCCAGACTGCGATTCGGTGTTTGTCGGCAATCATAACGGGCGGCACAGTTACGGGCAGCCCTGGGGCCTGACCGAAACCGGAGTGCGGGAAATGCTGCGACGTACGGCCAGGACGGCAAACGTAAAGAGCCGATGGAACCCTCATAACTGGCGCCATGCCGCCATTCGGGGCATGCTTTCGAACGGTCTGTCTTTGCCAGAGACGGCGCAGATTGCCGGCCACAGCACGGTGAAGGTTACGGGGGACACCTACGGGTATTTTCCGGAAGAGCAGCTGCGTACCCGGCAGCGGGAATGTTCGTGGTTGAAGCCGCGGAAGAGGAAAACGTCCGCCGGCAGCCGTAGGCGTGTGATTTATTACAGGATCATAAAGCGCAGCTAA